GACGTCCGCGGGGACAATGGCACGCATATTGGTGGTTATCGGAACACGGGAAACTGTGATAAGACCGGCATTACTAACAGTAGCTGACGTAGGTCGAAGTTCAAAACAAGATCCAATATACCGAAACTTTGAGAAGATAGAATCTCGTTGCCCACGGACAATAGGGAAGCAACTGCCATAATCACCAAAATAATGTGGTGACCAATCTGCAGTAACAAGTCCACCAGCAGGAGCTGTCCAGTAAGCAATTCCAGGAGTAGGTAGTACAACAATATTTTGATGCGTGCCAGACGCGACATAAATAGTTTCAACCAAAGAATGTTGTTTAACGATAGATGGACCAGTGTAAAGATCAGGGACCCCCTCAACGGCAAGTTGAGGGAAGTCAACTGGGGCAAAAGCGGCACGAAGAAAGGCCATGGAATCCAGACTAGGGCGGTAGCCAGGCATGGGGGTTTGTCGGCGTGGTTTAAACGTTTTCATTGTAGGTGCGGGTCGAGGTGTAACAGCAGCAGTAAGCTTACCAGATACACCACGATTTGCACGTGACTTAGTTTTCTTAGTAGAAGGTTTTTTATAAACGACTAACTTATTATTTACCATATTTTCGTTACCGACAAGAGGCCCCCAAGCAGGAGCGCTACCTTTGACAGGTAGGTCCTCAGGCCAAGATAATTGTGTATGTCTGCTATAATAAAACAATTCGTAAAAATAATGGCCAGCATACTCAATAAATGAATGAGTTAACCCCAACTCATAATAACATGAATAGTCCACTTGAACAGGAGTAGAATACTTGTGTGGTACCCATCTAGTATAGGATAAATCACTTTTATTACTCAATTTATGAATAATATAATTGCACATTGGTGATATAAGCATATTGGTTGGGTCGGTAGCCAACAAAGACATAGCTTTAGCTTTAAGCAAAATCAGTGGGTCAATTGTTTTATTGAACGTAACTGAAAACTTCCTAAGGGTACGTTGAGGATCACACATACTATTCCACTCGAGGTCATGATAGCGACCGCAAAAGACGGGGTTGGTCGTGCGTTTGCACTTTAAGCGAAGACCATACTCCAATGCGGTTGCTTCAAATGCTTCGAGCAACCCTGGAGCATCTGCAAAGACTCCG